CACACGTGCTGCTGTAGCTGTTCGTGAAGAACGGGATGCACTACTAGCTGCTACCGATTGGATGGGCAACAGTGATGTAACCATGTCTAGTGCATGGACTACTTATCGTGCAGCACTACGGGATGTACCAGCACAGAGTGGCTTCCCTAATAGTATTACGTGGCCTACCAAGCCTAGCTAAAGGATAGAACATGACTAAAGCAAGAGATACAGCAAACCTAACTGGTAGTGGGGTAGGTCTGTCACTACTAGACATTGATGCAGGTACAGATATCGGTGCTGCTCTTGTAGATGCTGACCTTATGATTGTAGACGATGGGGCTGGGGGTACAAACCGCAAGGCTACCATGAGTAGGTTAGCTACTTATATGGGTACTAAAATTGGTGGGGGCATGGAGTTTATAGCTTCTAGTGGAGCTATTAGTAATGCCGCAAATGTTTCATTTACTCAGTTTGATTCTAGTAAATATGATCACTATGCATTTTACTTTCAACATGTAGTACCAGCTACTGATCATGTAATTTTGTACGGCTATACATCAGCAAATGGCGGTACTAGTTATGCCACAACTTCTGGCGATTATCATAGAGC